GTTCTAATCATAACTTTGCCTGAAACAGCTGCAGCTTCCCAATCTGTCGCACCATAAAGTGTGCATTGGTCGAGAATAATAATACCATCTGGCGAACCTCCACCTGTAACATCAAAAGCTTCAGTCATGGTTGTTCCAGCTGCATCTCCAGTAGGCATATTAATAAAGATACAATTCTGAAACATATTCCAGCGGTCAATACCACTTGCAGCAATCTTTAGAAAAAGATGTGTAGCTGCTTCTGCATAGGTTGTAATTATACAATTCTTAAATAGATTTCGTGTTGCACCACTTGCAAAAGTCATTTCATAATTTGCTGCTGTGCCTCTTGCAATCGTGTCAAGTCCAATAGTGCAATTTTCAAACAAGTTTTCACTTCCAGTCACCTTTAATGAATAATTATCCGCCGTATCCATTGTAGCATGACCAATACCCTGAAAGTTGCAATTATAGAAATGATTTCTCTGACCCGAAACAAGAACAGCACCCTTTGATGTTGCATCGTCAACACCATGAAAAACACTGATATTTGCAATTAAACAATTATCAGCAGAAACTGTAAAAAGGTCATTAACACCTGTTGCAGTAGAAAGTTGTGCAATACGTGCTCTCTGCGAAATATGATTTCCAGAACAAACCCCAATAAGATGAACGCCATCTTTCGCCCAAGCTAAAGCAGATGATTGATAGTCTGTCGTATTTGCAGCGGTGTTACTCTCAGAAATTAAAAACACAGTATCATTACTATCTGCTGTTGCAAGAGACTGAGCTTTTGTCAGGGTATCAAGAGGCTTAGAAATGTTTGTGCCTCTATGACCATCTCCACCAGAGTTTGGAGCTACATAAAAACATTTTGAGGTTTTACCAAAAGGCAATCCTCCAACAAGCGGGATTCCAAAACTTGCTACACCATTTGGAAAGTTTGTAAGACCCATCGTAATGCCTCCTTATGCCTTCAGGAGTTTCACCTGAACTTACCCAATGGGGACATACCTTTCTTATTTCTTCCTTTTCGGTTTTGTGGGGAGGGTAAGAGGTTTTTTGTAACCTCTACCCTATGCCCCACTTTCGGAATTCTTTTAACCAATGGTTTTGAAAGATTCCGAGTTATACCCATTATGCACCAGCAGAACCATAGATGCAACGAGGGTTTGTCCAGCCCGATGATGCCCTAAATGTGGTCTTATACTTTGCATTTTCAGTATCAAAGTCATTATCCTGTGTAAATTCAGGCTTCCTTCTATCAAACCAGTTAAGACCATTAGGACTATCCGTAAGGATGAACCATGCATCTGTATCAGTAAGCCAATGAAGTGTTACATAACCACCAGGAAGTGCTCCCTTCGCAGGGTTTACAGCATTGTTTGCTGTATCAGGTTCTTGAGCAGATTTTAAAATCTTCTCTGCTTGAAACCAGTTGGAAGGATGAATTAAAAGCTTCTTGGGCTGGACTCTAATTTTCAATCCACGGTCATCTATAAAATTAACCTGGATGTCTATCAAAGCCTGCTCGAAAGAGGTGATATCAAGGTCAGCCGTAGCTGAAGGCTGGTTTGAGTAATTCCCTCCGCCACCATAAGTAGGATGGGAAGCACTGCAAAGAGTTACACCATCTCCACCAGTATAAGAAGCATTAAACGCTCTATTAAGAATATTAGCCGCAAGAATCTCTCTTGTCTCTTTTACACTTCTTGCAAGAGCTTTAGGCAGATTCTTCATCTTCCTATAAAGGTCATCTTCAACCATTTCTCTTGAAACACTAAATCCGAGAGCATACGATACATGTGTATACCTTTTCGTATAGCCATCATACATAGTGTCATAAGTAACAGATGCCCCTTCTGCTTTTGTTGGCACAATCCCAAACTGAGTTATGCTATGGTCTTCTTCATAATTTCTTGTAGAAGTATCCAGAGTCATAAACTTTGTATATTCTTCCTCAAACTGATTAAACTCCGTTCCCCAAATTTCCCTAAATCCAGGTGTAAGGAGTGCCGAGAAATTTCCAGTAATAGTAGGCATTTATTTATCCTCCTTATACACCAGCGACAGCAGCTTTGAAAAGGTGTTCATTGAAGATTACCTCAACATCTGCGTTACCGCCCCATGCATTGTTTGCGTCTCTTGTCATGCACAAGCCAAGAATCTTAAGCTGTGCACCAGTTCCTATATCGCTCATATCGAGTTCATGACCAGATAAATATGTCGTTGTGCTTCCTGACCCTGCAAGATGATTCGCTGTTGCAAAAATGTCAGCGGAGGTTGAGTCTGTTCCTGCATCATCCATCTGAACCCCAAATACTATATAAGGGTCATCATAAACTTTCACAGTTTTTCCTCCTGCTGAGGCTGAATCACTTACATATTCTGCAGCAACACCTATTGCAGAAAGACCAATATCTGCTGCAGCAACTTGAACTGTTCCACCAGCAACCACCTTTAAAAGGTCGCCTCTGTAAACAGTTTGACCAGTTGTTAAAACATACTCATTCGTCCGTATTTCTCCTCCTGTAAGATGTCTTACAGGGAAGAAACCAACTGGAGCATCAATGTTAGCCATTACTTATTCTCCTTTACCGACATTAATTTTTACTTCTCCGTAAGCACGACTTCCGTGAACCTCGTCTGAAGTCTCTTTCTTAAACTTTTCGGTTGAAGAATGAAGACTTTCATCTGTCAGCTTGGCGAAAAATTCTGTTCTTGCCTTAGCTTCTTCTTCTGAAATTTCGCACAAGATTAAAGTTCTCTTTTGCACAGTTCCATCTAACTGTGTGCCATCTATAATAGTTTTTTCAGGAGCAACCTTTTTCTGAACCTCTTTAATAGGATTCCATCCTTCTGCTTCTGCTTTTTCAAGATTATCTTTTCTAATCCATCTAACTCGATATCCTGGTCTGCAATACTTTTCATTTACTTTCAAAAATGAAGCAGGTTTCCATGGTTGTGTGGCAGATTTTTTTAAAGGCAAAGATGCTGTGGTAGCCGTCTTTACCGCTGACACTACTCCTTCACTTGCCTTATTTATATTATCCATCTTAAACTCCTCCCATTGCAGCTTTTTGTCTTGCATAAGCTTCAGGCGTGATACCAAGCCCCTTTGCTACTGTAAGTTCCTCAGCTGAAAGTTTTATAATTTTTGTTCCTACTTGTTTACCATGACTTACACCTTCTACACCTCCAGGCAATTTCTTTCTACCTGAACCCGTATCTTCTTTCCAGTCAAATTTAGCCTCTACCCTTTTACGAACCTCTGAAAGCCTATCTGCAACCTCCACTTTTGACCATTTAGGGTCTCTGAGAAGAACTCTATCCATTTCGTAAGCAGCATTTATCATATCTATATCTGCTGCATCTCCATTAAACCAGGGAGTGGCTGCTACAAAAGAAAGAATTGCAGGGTCAATGCCTTTATTGTCATCCTCTTTTTTATCATGCCTTTCTTTCTTCTTTGCTTTAGAATGTTCTCTAAGCTCATCCTTCAACTCTATTATTTGCTCATCTATTTCAGCAACAACATCATAATCAAAGTTCTTTAAAGCATTCACTTTCTTCTCACGAAGTTCTACCAACTGGTCATTAAGTGCAGCAACAGCTTCATCTCCAGCATTATCTTCTCTTTGCAAGACTACAGCTTCTCTTGTTGCATTTACTGAAGCCTCAATAGCTTTTGCAAGTCTTTCGTTATGTGAACGCATTTCAGAAATAAGCTTTTCATTACTTGACTCTTTTTCCTCTTTTTCAGCAAGTTTACGTTCAGCCTCTTTCAACTTTCCATAAACTTCTTTAAAGCGTGGCATATCAGGAGTAATTTTATCTTGTGCCACTTTTGGGTCAATCTTTTCTACATCAATTTCTTTCTCACCATCTTCTAAAACAATTTCTACTTCTTCAGGCATAACAACCTCTTTTATGTTATGAAATAAGCACTCCGAAGGAGTGTCGTTACATTTGCATCATCATCTCTTTAAGAGACATTTTAGGTTTCATATCTTTCTTCATACCCATATTGCCTCTTTTCTTCATTGTTCCGTAAATATACCTATCTGCTCTACTGCCTTTTAATCCCAGCTTCTTCGCTCTCTTACGAAGAGCTATTTCTATTTCCTTTGGCATGATGAACGTCCTCCTTCTTTATAGCAAGAATGTCTTCTTCATTCATTATTCTATAACGCTTTCCTGAAATTTCTTGCCAAGCACCACTATAACGACCATAAAGAATAGTATCACCAGGCTTGCAAAAAGAAACTTCTTCTCCAACAGAAATAACATAACCTTCATTGGTTCGCATTTCTCCCTCTCTACGAGAAGTTTCAGGAATAAAAAGCCCACTTACTTTTTCAATTTCTATTTCATATACTACAACACGCTGACCAAAAAGAACATAAGGGAAAACTTTAATTAGTTCTTTAACATCTACATCTTCGTGTTCAACTTTTTGTTCATCTGCTATTAAAGCTGTATCAAGAGTCTCAGTAGAAAGTGGATTATTACCACTCTCCCAAGCAAAACGTGTGCTACTCTGTTTTTGATTCATTTGCACTCTCCTTTTTTGAGTGAATTATTTCAATTACTGATTTTATCCCATCCAAATATCCTGCAAAATGTTTTGCATCGGCAATGTTCTCTGCCATCACCTTCTTATATATTGATTGTAAAAGTTCTGCCTCTTTTTGCTCAAGGTCTTTTAGGAACTGTTTGGTGGCTTCCATCCCTGCCCATTCATTCCAAACATCTCTTGAAAGTAACATTTATGCCATACCTCCTTTTTTAGTTTGTAAGTAATGCCCAGCAATGTGTTCTTGACGGTGCTTTTCAACCAATCTTTTTGCTGCAGGAGTTATTGTCTTACTTACTGCACCTGAAATTAAATCTTCAAGGATTGTAAGATGATGCAAATGGTCTTGATTAGGTAAAACAGGAGCAGGTCGTTCTGTTATCATCATGGCATTCTCTTCTTCTTGTGGAAGGTCAGGAGGCTCAGGAGGAGGTTGGAGAAGCTTGTCTACATCTGGAACTTCGAGTGCTTCAAGATAGCGTTTTCGAGCTTCATATATTGCAGCACCATTCTGCGAGTCAAATTCTACTACATTCTTTAAAGCTTGTTCAGCTTTCATAACCTTCTCTGCTGTTGAGGTGATATTAGGGTCAGAAACAGGAATGACATCAAGAGTTCCTTTGAAATCAGACCTTCCTGTAACAACAGCATCACCTTGAGGAACATTATTATCTCCAAGAGTTTTAAAGTAAATTTTTTCATTAAGATAAATCCCATCAAGGCGATAAATCTTTTTAAGCTCTTCTTTGAATCCACGATGGATTCTTTTATGAATGCTTGAAAAAACTTTCCTTCCTTCTTCTATTAATGCAAGAACAGAAGAAGCAGGAGTATCGCTTGCTGGAAGTTGACCTGTCATTGTCTCACTTATGCTTGAAACAAGTTTTGAATATTCATAAAGAAGTCCTAAAACAGCGTAAAGAGTCTGGTTTGGCCCACGAAAATCAAACTTATAAATGGCTTTAGATAAGTCTTCGAGATGCATATCAACTTCCTGAAAGACACCCATTTTAAGTTTAACATCGCCTTTGCGTAAACCACTTCGCTTTGCAATAAAGCCTCCCTGAAGATTAGCAAGACTTCCTGCATCTATGACTTCATTAACAATAGTGTTTGCGGCTTCGTTTAAACCCCTGATGAGTGTTCCAAAACCTAAATCATAAAAACCTTCAGGATTTGGAATGAAAGAGTATTTTGTGAAATGCTCTATTGTTTGAACTTTTCCCATCTCATCAAAATAACTTCTTTCGGTTATACGAACTACTTTCTCATCTATAAGGTCAACAGTGATAACAACAGGCTCTTCTATACCGTCTCCATTTATATCCCATAGTCTATGTTGTTCTATGAAAATTCTTGGAAGCTTCTTGATTCTTGCATCAAAAATTCCTGTAGATTTATCTACCATTGTTTTTAAAGAAGAGTCAGGAAGTCCTACTGTTTGATATGTAGAGTCCCAAGAAAGGTCTTTCGCATTTTCACTATAAGCTCCAGATAGGACTTTTTTCATAATATCATTTTTGTATGGATAGAAAACATGAGAAGTTCTTTGGGCATCAGCAAGACTTCTTGCTCCATAGTTCACAACAAAATCTGAAATAGGAACATGATATGAAACAACTTTAGCAAGGTCTATGTCATAAAAAGTCTTTCGAACAACACAACCAAAAAGAGGAAGCTGGAGAAGAGTTTTATCCATTCCTTCCTCAAAACCAGGCATGTCGTGATACACTTGAAAATTCATATACTTCCCCACACGCATAGCTCTATCTGCATCCTCATCACCCGTGTTTACAATTTGAACAGCCTTCTTTGCAGGAAGAAGAGCGTCATATGCTCTTGCATGAAATTGTAAACAAGCTGTGGCAAGTAGTGGAAGGCTGACATTTGAACAATTCTCCCATGGAACTGTTTTAGTTTCCATAAAGCTTGAGAAAAGCTTAAAGTTATCTGCTGTATTTTCATCCCATTGCTTTCTGCTTTCAAGGTCTATTTTAAACTCCTCTACGACAACTCTGCCCATTTCATCAAGAAGTTCTTTTCCTGTAAGGAGTTTCTTTCCATCTTCATAAGAAGGGTAAATTGCAGTATCTTTCTGAAGAATGTGGTTTACGAGGTTTACAGATTCTACAACCTCAAGCATTCTTTCCAATTCTTTAATGTTAGATTCATTTTCTTGAATTGATACCTCTAAGCCTTCTTTTGGGATTTCTGTTATACCATCCACTTTTATCTCCTTTAATATCCTGTTATTTTATTTCTTCCAGATTCTTTAAGTTTATCATATGAAGGAAAAAAATCTTCCTCATCATAATTAAAAGACGTTTGAGGAATATAAGTCATATTAAGATTTTCAAGCCGATACCAGTTTTCCATCATGTGGTCATCTTTGTCAACAGGCTTTTGTTTTTGCCCTTTTGTGCTTTGTGTGTCTTTTCTCCAATCATCCCAAGCATAGCGGGTAATTTCGTATCTAAAACGAGTGCAATTTGCAGAAACAAAAATTCCAGGGATTCTATTATCATTCCATTCAAGTCTCTTCTTGCATGCTAATATACCTCTTTCTTTATCCTTTGATGCAGGAATGGGATAAGGATTATTCAGACCATACTCTATCATGTCTATACGAAGAGTTGATTTTGTTGATGGGTCAGGAGTAGAGGCTAAAGGGTCTATGATAATGTATTCAGGAACTTTCCCTCTGCACTTATCTTTAATCATTTTTACAAGTTCTTGTGCATTGCAATCCCTATAAATTTCATCAACAATAAAATGTAAACCATCTCGTCTTACACAAAGAAAAAGGACAGCGTGAGGGGTTCTTGGGTGGGGGTCTATCGCAACATAAAGAGTGTATTCATTCTTATGCTGTCCTTCATACCAATCTGAGAAGGGCTCGCAAAGATGAATTGCATCAGAATAGTTTTTATAAACAAGTCCTGATAAGAACATGAAATGACCTTTTGCTCTCATAATCATTTCGTCTTTATCGAAAGAATGTAAAAGACGAATAGCAGCTTGTTTCTTGATTGCGATATTGTCAAAGACGCAAGCAAAGAAAACATGAATGTCACGGTTTCCACCTATGACTTCTTTATCAACAAGCTCTCCTGATATTGCATCACAAATTTTTCCTTTATCATCTAAAACAAGGTCATAGTTTTTTTCTGTCTCTCTTCCCCTTTGGAGATAAATTTCATCATAAAGATAACGAAGAGCACCTGAAACAGGAGTAAGACTGAAAGACTCTTCTCCATCAGTATCAACAAGACGCATAAGACCCTCATCTCGAATTGACTCAGGAGGCTCTTCATCATATCCTATTGCATGACGGCTTGAACCCTGATGCTTTGTGGTTTCTTGGTCATAATACATAAACTCAATAAAACCACCTTTCTCATTAGTTAAAGCTCTAATTCTTCCTGAGTCCTTAACAACATCTACAATTTTATCAGAAGGAATGAGTTGTTGAGTGTAAGGATAAACTACTTTTGTGAAAGAGTTTGGATAATCTTCCATACAAAAACGCAACCTTCGTGTCTGGTCAAGTCTATGTTCTGGAACATTCCCATGGAGACTCTTTGGTGCTTCACCAACAAATTGCATGGCAAAATCTTCAATATGGCTGTATGTTTTGGAACTTCTATTTCCCCCGAACAAAGCTCTTGTTTTTGCATTAGAACAATGAAACATTCTTGGAACATCATTTGGAGTGTATAAGTAAAACTTACAATCCTTTGGTGAAGACCATTTCGATGTAAGCTCAAGGAGCTCTATAAGCTCCTTTCGTGAAGCGGTTTTTGTAATATCTTCAATTTGAGTTAGGTCAAGCTTAGACAACTGCAATATGGATTCCTCCATTCTGTTTCTCATTGAAACAGCCACCCTCAGACTTTACTTCTTCAAATGAAACATCAATAGCATCTGCATCACGAAGTTCCTTAGCTTTCTGTTCAGCCTCATCTTTAATTCTTTGCACTCGCTCAATAACAAGTTGGCGAAGTTCATCAGAACTTAGATTAGAATGGGTCACATGTCCTGAGATATTAGACACAATCTTTGTTGTTTTTCCAAATCCTGCCCTATCAAGAACATCCTGTGCTGCAGCAAATTTAAGCGTTTCAGATTTAGAACTATACATTGTTCTTTCTATTACCTCAAGAGCAAGAGGACTTATCGCTTGAAGAGTTTGCTGGACATTTGCAACACCTTCATCTCTTGACACAGCAAGTCTTTGGAGTTCAAGTTTAAACAAAGGAGAGTTAACGATAATACTCATTCTACTTTCAGACATTCCAAGAGAACGAGCGATGTCGGCTTGCATTTCACCTAAAACAAGCCTTCTTGCAATCTCTCTATGGTATGGTCTAATATACCCAAGACCATATTTTGTAACAGACTGGCTTTCTCCTTCTGGTATTCTTCCCACTTAAAGCTCCTTTAAAATAACTTCCATTGTTTTTGTAAACTCAGTTATTGTCCCGATAGAAATGAACTTTCCATCAGCTAAAGCCTGCGTGATTTGGAATGCTTTCACATAATCACTATTTCTTTCTTCTATTGCATCAACATTAAAGACAGGACTTCCTTTACCAATCTCACTCACTCTATCCATTAATCTAAGCCCTCTCGAAAGAGACTACTTTTCATAATGATAAATTATAGATATGGGAGAAGTCAAGAAAGAAAAGAAGGAGACAGAAAACAAACATATTCAATCACGAAAATTTGTGAGAGAGGATGAAGAATAGAAAATTTTTTTTCTTCACCCTCCCTCCTATACACCCTCAAAACTTCACCACTATCTTTAATTTTTCCCTTGACTTTTTTGTTTGTTTTTGGTATAATATTTGTAGGAAGGCAAAGAAAGGAAGGTGATACTGGAAAGAGCGCTAAGGGTCATGACAAAGCAGAACAGCCAGTAAGTTAGGAGGCTTACGCCATTGGCGTATAGGAACAGACCAAAACTGAATCTTGAAGTGTGAGCTTTGCTCAGACTTTGAGAACAAAAGGAGAAAAGACAATGATAGAACTAAAAGGAAGCTATTCTTTTGGAGGAGTTAAGGATGAGAAGAAAGCGGTATATACGGTTAAATTCAATTCTGAAAAGGAAGCTCTTGAACACATCCTTAAAACCTTTGACGAGAAGGTGATTGTAGAACACTTCTGGTATGGATTTCATATCAACGATGTGAACAAAGGGGCAAAGGCTGAAGAAACAGAATCAGGGGCATATTCTCTTGCAGAGGTTACCTTAACAGATAAATTCCCATCCGCAGTTTTTGTGAGAGGAATTGAGAAGAATAAGACAATCTCAGCGGAAGATAAGGCTATTCTTGCGATGTTTAAGGGCATGTCAAAGGTGCAAATTGCCGAGAAACTTGGAGTTAGCCTTGAAGAACTTGACAAGATGACAAAGTAGGGAAAGTTTAGGAAGGGAAGGCGCAAGCCTTTCCTTCCTTCTCTTGCGTTCGTAGGAACTTGCAGTCTTGCGAGACTGCTACTTTAGGGAGGGTTACTACTTGTTCAAAAATCAAACGAGACAGCCAGCGTATTTCTACGACAGCCTGAGACTCTCGGGACAGCCAAGACAGCCAAGAGGGGGTCTTTCCTTTGCCCTTATTTCCATTCTAATGGAGATATAGATTCTTCATTCCTAATGGAGATAAAGATTTCCCATTCCAATGGGCTATCCTTATTCCCATTTCAATGGCTTTACTTATAATGGATATATTATATATATATATATATTATATGAGATACATACAATGATTTTATTTTTTTTTTTTTAAATGAAGAAAGAACTACTTCATTCCAATGGGAATACCCAAAGCAATGGGGAATGAGAATACCTATATTCCATTAGGAATGAGATAAAGGCAAGGGGGAAGGGGGCTCTTGGCTGTCTTGGCTGTCCCGAGAGTCTCAGGCTGTCCCAAAAACCCTATGGCTGTGTTAAATAGTAGGAAGTATAACGGTAAATGAGTATTTCTTAGAAATATATGCATTAGTTTTGCTTACAAAAATTTATGTGAGAGAGGAGCGGACTTACTCATAATAAAAATTGCCCACTAAATGAAGGAGGGAAAAAATGAAGAAGGAGAGCAAAAAAATGGATACATTATTATGTAAGGCGCAGGCAGAGACGCTTAGCGAGGCGTATGAGGCACAGACAGACGAGCTAAAAAAAGCTTACGAGGCGTATAAAGATGTGCTATGTGAGGCGTATGGGGCGCAGATAGACGCACTTTACGAGGCTTATGAGGCGCAGAGAGATGCGCTTTATGAGGCGTATGGGGCGCAGCTGGATGCGCTATGGCAGCAGCGACAAAAAAAGGAGGTTAAAAAATTATGATATACGACACAGCAGGAAATGAAATATATGAGCCAATACAAAACTGCGATTGTGGACTTACGGGTGGTGGGGAAGAATGAATTTTTACCAGAACGAGAAAGAAATAATTTGCACAAGAAAATGTGGGCTTGACGAGGAAGGAAAACCAAGATGTATGGTTACGCATATTTATGGCGATGTGGAAAAACCACATACAAGGTTGGTGTTTACGTGTGATAAAAATGTGTGGAAGTTTCGCAAAAAAGGAGAAAAAGCATGACAAAAGAAATGTTTTGTAAAGTGGTGAATGGAAAAGTGGTAAAATATAGCATAGTCAGTTACAAAACAGAAAAACCTGTTTTACTTAGCGCAATTATTCTTGCTCTTCCTGACCATCATGGATACAGTGTAAAGCCTCTCTCAAAACCAGAGTCTTTGTATAAAACAGCAAGAAAGCATGGATGGGAGTGGGCAAGGAAAGAGATTTATGACCCTTCATTTTGCTTCCAAAGTGGGAGTATAGCAGATAGTGATTTCCATTTTTCTATTCTTCGTGAAGGACTTCAATCTCTTCTTGATGTAGAAGAAAATAAAATTCTTAGTCCTTGTGGTCTTGCAGGGTGTAATCCAAGATGTGATTATTAAAAACACCTTAACAAACTTTACAGGAGTAAAATGGATAAAACTCTTTACAAAGGAGATTTAAATTGGTATGGAGAGATTTTTCACCTTTACGCTTATGCTTTAAGTGAGGCAGATGCAAAAGAGAAAATGTTTTTAAGACTTGCAAAAAAGCTGCATGTTTTGGTTGTTGTGGTGAGAGGTTATTATAAACACCATCCGTATGGATGGAAAATAACAAAGGAGGAGTTAAGATGAGCAAAAAAGCAGAATTGGAATGTGAGATTATAGTGAATGGAGAGGAATACGTTAAAAAATCCTCAGTTCTTCCGACAATACCTGAAAGCGATACATACCCCTATGTGATAGGGGAGAAGTATTACTTTGAACAGGTAACAAAGTATTTTACAGGTAGGCTTGTCGGACTGACTAAGACTGAATTTATCCTTGACCAGTGTGCATGGATAGCTGATACAGGAAGTTACTCAAATGCTATGCAGTCAGGTGTTTTTAATGAGGTTGAGCCTTTTCCTGATGGTTTAGTTTTCATATCTCGGTCTGCAAACGTGATTGTCAGACCATGGGGATTAATACTTCCACGGAGTCAAAAATGAGGGCAAGTGTTCTTGCAGGATTTTTAGGGTCAAGACCAGGGTCAAGGTCAGGGTCAAGGTCAGGGTCATGGCCAGGGTCATGGTCAGGGTCAAAGTCAAGGTCAGGGTTAGGGTCATGGTCATGGTCAGGGTCAGGGTTAGGGTTAGGGTCATGGTCATGGTCAGGGTCAGGGTCATGGTCATGGTCAGGTTGGAGTCAAAGATGAAGGCAAGTGTTCTTGCAATAGGACTTCTAAAGTCATGGTCAGGGTCAGGGTCATGGTCATGGTCAGGGTCAAGGTCAGGGTCATGGTTAGGGTCAGGGTTATGGTTAGGGTCATGGTCAAGGTCAAGGAGTTATTCATCATGAAATACCTTATAGCAATAGGTGGTAATGAACCAATTAAACAAAACCAAGAAAATGATTCATTTCTTCCAGAAAATTGGAATCCTAATGGGAAACTTATCAAGATTTCAGATGAGGACGTAGACTTAACAGACGAGTCATGGGTTTTGTTTAAAGGTGCGGTCATCGCACGAAGCAAGACAAAATCAAGCAAAGGAAAGCGATTTTTGATGCAACTTCATCGCTTAATTGCTCAAAGAATATGGGCAAACAAATCAGAAACTTCTCTAAGTCATAACCATATTGTAAAGTTTAAAGATGGTGATAAATACAATATGCAAAGAGAGAATATTGAAATTTGTGAAAGGGGGCAACTTATTGGTGAAAAAGCAAGAATTTTGAAAGAAGCTAAAGAAATCGTGGATGAGATAAATAAAGAGCCAAGTTAAAGTGATTGCGTTTAACTAATGACTGTTTCAAACTGAAACAATCATAAAACAAAAATTTTGGTGTGTCAATAGTAGGCACACCAGAAAAAAGAAAGAAGAGGTAACAATTTGGAGTCAAAGATGAAGGCAAGTGTTCTCGCAGGATTTTTAGGGTCAAGGTCAGGGTCAAGGTCATGGTCAGGGTCAGGGTTAGGGTCAGGGTCATGGTCATGGTCAGGGTCAAGGTCAGGGTCATGGTCAGGGTCAAAGTCAGGGTTAGGGTCAGGGTCATGGTCAGGGTCAGGGTCAGGGTTATGGTTAGGGTCAAGGTCATGGTCATGGTCAGGGTCAGGTTGGAGTCAAAGATGAAGGCAAGTGTTCTCGCAGGATTTTTAGGGTCAGGGTCATGGTCAGGGTCAACGTCAAAGTCAAGGTCATGGTCAGGGTCAGGGTTAAGGTCATGGTCATGGTCAAGGTCAGGGTTAAAGTCATGGTCAAGGTCATGGTCAGGGTCAGGGTCAGGGTCAGGGTCATGGTTAGGGTCAGGGTCAGGGTTAAGGTCATGGTCATGGTCAAGGTCATGGTTAAGGAAGAAGAAATGACAACATTCAATGATTTTGATAGTCATATAGAAAATCCACGAAAGCAATATGCAAATGTAGCTTATGTCTGTTCTAAATGCTCTGCAGAATGGTTTGTTGAAGGTATTTTTGAATATGGCACTTTTGAACCATTTGATTTAGACACAGCAAATATTTGCCCTGAATGTGGATTTGAAAACAAGGATTAATTAAGTGGTGTAACGTTGAGAGATAACGCCACTTGTCTTATAACCTTTTCAGTTTAAAACAGTCATTTCAAGAATTAAAGGAGGAGAAAAGATGACATTTATTAAAAGGCTTGTGGAACTGGAAACCAGACATAATAAGAACGTTTCAGACATGATTAAAATTGGGACATTTTTAGAGCATTTAATCCAATATGTTGCTCCACCTACACAATTTAATAAACCTGAAATACATCCACAGTTTGGGGGTCTAAGACTTGTCACAATAAGATTAGTTGAATGGGAATGGAAGCGATTTGTGGTTTTATAACAGATATTTCTATATTTTTAAACGAAGAACCAGAAAAACTATCTGATACATGTTATCGCTTTAAAGAGTTTGATGTTGATTTTTATCTTGCTAAGGGCTGTTATTACAAACCTACGGGAAAAGTCATTGAAACACGAACTGAGGAAACAAAGCTTGTATGTGTGTAAAAAAGTCATTTAAACAAGTTTTGGGCAAAATTTGTAAAAGTTCTTGACAAAAGGCGACAAAAAAGTTAAACTATTTCTAACATCAACTAAAAACTTAGGAGAAAAAATGGATAATAGTGAAATTGATGCCCTTGTTTTAGCTCTAAATACAGAAGCGAAAGCTGCCTTACTCAAATTAGCACAAACATATGAAGAAAAGCCAGAAGCACCTAAGTCTAAAAGAAAAAAATGTAAATACCAATATCATACTGTTTTAATGCATTACAAATACCTTTGTCGCTTATGTGGAAAAGTATTCACAGAAACACATCCTTTCGATATTCTTCTTGAAGGTGAGCCTAAAGAATACTATGAAAAAGAGGTTTCAGTTCTTTCTTGTAAATTTTGTGAAGAAGAATTAATGAAAAAAGAAAAGGAAAGTATTGTCTCTTTGGTTTTAAGTTTTGTAGAAAACATGAAAAGGAAAGGAGGATAAAAAGTATTTTCAATAGCTTTATGACCAGAAACACCATTAGGTGTTTTAATTTCATTTTAAAGGAGGCTTTCATATATGAAAGCAACAAACATCAATTACAGTATTAAAGTTCCAGAAGGAGCAGAACCACAGACTGGAACAGTCTCCATGAATTTCCCTGAAACTGCAGAAGAAGCAATACAGGTATGGGGAGAAGAAGTAGTTTTGAAAAAGTGTCTTGCACAGGTTACAATAGATGCAAGAAGGTTGTGTTATGAAGCTGAAAACGAGGAGCAGGCACAAGAAATGGTTAATAGTTTCACACCAGGTATAGGCAGAGAGAGGTCATCTTCTGGTGTCAGCCAGAAAGCTCTTATAGGATTAATGAAGGAACTTCTTGCAAAAGGCAAGACAAAAGAAGAAATTATGGCTATGTTGCAGAGCTAATTATGCTTCTGAGGATTGCATTTTGAAACCTTTCCTCAATAAGACATAATTAGTCAAGTGGAGAGGAAATTACTGGAAGCATAAAAAATGCTTTCCAGCCTCTCCACTAAATAAAAAGGAGGAAATATGAGAAAATATAAAGAAAATGATGTTGTTTTAATCATAGGAAGAAATCCTAAAAATAAATTTGCACCTCATCACATGGAAGTTGGTTCTCTTGCGATTGTAAGTGTGCAACCACGTGTGACAGAACATTGTAGGTTAGCTTACATTTGTGTAGAGCAAGAAGAATTTTTTACGCAGACAATTAACGCTGAAGACCTCTACTACATAGGAAAATTATAATGGAAACCAAACTAAATTGGCTTGATTACTCAACCTTGACTTTGTTTATGAAATGCCCAAGAGCATATTATTGGAGAATGCATAAACACCTTCAAGTTCCAGGAATAGCACTCCATTTTGGCAAAGCTGTTCATGCTGCACTTGCTGTGTGGAATAAAGAAAATTCCGAAGAAAAGGCTTTATGCATTTTTAAAGAAGAAATGAAATCTCTTATAGACGAAGACCCTAAACGCAATCTCACAACAGGAATAGAAGCTTTAAAAGCTTACTTTGAAAGATGGAAAGATGAAGCATATAAAACAATAGATGTTGAAGTAGGCTTTGCTCTTGATGTTAAAGCCAGCAAAGAGGATTTTACTTTCATTGGCAAAATAGATAGAATTATAAAATCTCCTTTTCTTGGTCTTGGAATTATGGAACATAAAACAACAACTATTGCTGGAGAAGGATGGCTTGAGCGTGTTGACCCAAACCTTCAAATGGAGGGATACATCACTGCTCTTGAGACAATTTATGGAGAAAGACCTTTTGGGGGTGTTCTTGATGTTATTCATATTCACGAAAACCCAAAAAGCAGAAAACCAGCAATTCGTGTTCTTAAAACAAAATGGGACTCTTTTGATTGGTCTATGAATGTCTCTTCTTGGTATGATAAGATTTATGAATGTAATAAAGAAAACTTTCATCCAAAAAACACAGAAGCATGTAAGCCTATTATTGGATACTCATGTGCTTACCAAGAATTGTGCTCTTTATATCCAAATCCATATATATTAAACGAGATTCAAATTCCTGGTAAATATGTAATAGAAGCATGGCATCCTTTTGAACATATTGAAATTCAAGGGAGGCAGTGTAATGTTATTTGAAAACGGTTTTCTAACAACTGATGTTGAGGTTGAGGATTATCCCGATGAATGGACAAATGTTTCTGCATCTGTAGAGTGGAATATTGATGCAGAGTGCCGTTCTTGGGGCATTAAGTTTTTTGATATTTTTGTTTATAAAGTTAAAGTAAGGTATGAAGAAAATGATGAAGTGAAAAATATTACTATGGTTGTAGACCATGTTATAGTTGATGTTTCATTAACAGAAACACTTATGCCAAGATGGGTTAAATGGGTTGAAGCTAACAAGTGTGATGTCACATTCTAAATAGGAGAAAACAACAATGACAAAGAGAGATTATGAACATCTTGTTCAAGCAGTAATTAAGCTTGCAAAAGAATTTGAAGACTATGACTATGAAATGACTTTTGCAATAATATCTACCTATTTACAGGAGGCATATGAGAACTTTGACAGGGATAAGTTTCTTAGAAAATGCTTTCGTGAATGGGACAAACAAAAGGAGGTGAAAAAGTAAAATGCTTTTTATGCTTGTAGGAGAAAGTTTCACAGGAAAAAGTGTTTCAGCAGGAACATTCCCAAAGCCTATGCTTTATCTTGATTATGATGGTGGTTTTGAATCAGTTAAAAACGCTAAGGGAAAAGATGGCAAGCTGGTTGTTTTAGATTGGGAAAAAATTGATGTCGTTGAAATGAAAAAGCAAACTGTGCAAGAGTTAAGTTTTGTAACAGACATGGGCAGGGGTGGTTCAGGTGTTCCACCAAAACACGTTCATGAATCTCCAGAAATCATTAAGAAATTTAATGATATAATGCATAGTTTGGAGAAAAACGAAAAAGGATATAAAACTCTTGTTATTGACAGCCTTTCAAGTGTTTTCAGGAACTGGAAAGAAACTCTAATGAAGATAAACAATATTCCAGCTTTACGTATTGTTGATTATGGAACACTTGAAGGAGTGCTCTTAGGGCAGTTTCTTCCCACACTAAAAGCTCTCTCACTTTCTTTCATTGTTTTAATTGACCATGTGGAACTTGAAAAGGATGAAATGACAGGACAGCTTTTGGAGTATGCAGTTGGGCCAAGCAGAAATATGGGAAGAAATCTCCCCAAAGATATTGATGAATTTTACAGACAAAAGGTTGAGGGTGGTGATTATGTATGGAAAACAAAAAAGACAGGATTTTTCCAAGCAGGGTCACGTTTATCTATGCCTGAAACAATTAAACCAGCAACTTTTCAAGAGCTGAGTAAATATTTAAAAATAGGAGAAATAAAATGAAGACTTGTTGTAATGGGCACATAGAAATTGCCTTTGGTGGTAAAGAAAAATGTCCTCTTTGTAATGCCTTAGCAGAAATCAGAAGCCTTGAAGATGAAATCAATAGCCTTGAAGATGATATCCACGAAATAAGAGAAGATTAATCATTTCATTAGAAATGATATTTTTAGCTAAGAAGGGGTTAAAGAAATGGGAATATTAGACATTGATTTAACAAAAGTGAGTGATGGTGTTGGAGAAGGTGCACATACTGGCACAATCCAGAAAGTGGAATACCAGATAAAAACTGGTCAGAAATGGAATAACAAAGGAACTACGACTGTTTCGCAAGAAGATTTCAATAACGCAGACCCAAACCTTGCGAGAATGCATATCACAATAAACATTCCTGGTCAGGGAAACATCTGGCACGACCTTTACTTTTCTGAGAAAAGTCTTGGTTTTGCAAAGTCATTCTATAAAGCTCTTGGATGTGGTCTTAATGAAGACATTCTTGGAAAGACCATTGGGATTAAAGTTGCTTTAAAGGAAGACCCTGGATATGATGTAAAAGCCACGATAACAAAGGTTTTTGCGGCGTAGTATGAAAAAGAGCAGAAAGTTTCTCCAAATAAAAAGAAGAGGGAGTAAGTTATTGTCTACCTATGCTTCTTCTTTCTGCTCTTATTCTTCTCTTTGTCTTATATTCATTTTTGTCTTATTCTTACTTATATTTTTTCTTAAAGACAATTTTACACAAGACCCAAAAGTTTTGCAATGTTCAATTACCATAGAAGAGCTTAGAGATGAAATTAAAAAAGGAAGAGCGTTTAACCTTGATATTGATGGAGTTTCATATTTAAGATTTAAACCAAACACAAAAACTTGGTGGATTTCAGAAGTAAAAAGAAAGGAAAGAAATGATTAAAGAGGGTATTTTATTTCCATCTATTACTTACAAAAAAATGTCTGCATGTGGAAATCTTTATATCACCTTTGCTCGACAAGCCGATTCTGAAGACCTTTTATGGATTAACGTAAGCATGGGAAAGGCAGGAGGATGCGCTGCAGCAGTTATGAAAGACATGAATGCTATGTTTGAAGGGCTTTTAAAACTAACAAGAAGTCAGCAGATTGAAATTATTAATAAAGCTAAAGGAAATGTTTGTCAATTTCAAAGACAATCATGCAGATTCATTTTAATGAATACTGTTTATAATGAGGTAATAAATTCACCTAAGAAGGAGGAGAAATGAATCATCAACTTCATGTTGACGTAGACAAAGAAACCATAAGAGAGCTGAAAAAAATTCTTCCTGAAACACGCATGGTTTCCTTTGTTGTCAGAAAGCTTGTAAAGAAGTATGTGCAAGATGTAAAGAACGGAGCAAGTCCATGGTGTTTCATTGAAGGAGACAAAAAATGAACCTTCAAGATTTGCTTGGAAGAAGTGTAAAAGACCTTTCAGATGAAGAGCTTGAAGCTCAAATTTCAATGCTTACAAGAAGTAAGGTGCAGAAACCGTCACCAAGCGGAGAAAGAAATGGTAAAAAGAAAAAGGAGGTGAAATCAAATCAAGACAGACAAATTGATGATTTTGTAAAATCAATCCCAAAAGAGAAACTTGCAGAACTTTTAAAAAAGCTTACTCAATAAAAAGGAGAAAATTTGATGGAGCAAATTCTTGAGCTTGACCCAAACGAAATTATTATTGAACACGATAGATACCGAAAAGATATGGGTGACCTTGATTCTCTTAAAGATGCTATTAAACTTACAGGAAAGAATATTACCCCTATACAAGTAAGGCAAAAAACTGATGGAACATTTATTCTTATTGCAGGTGAAAGAAGAACTCGTGCATGTAAAGAGCTTGGAATTAAGGTTAGGGCTATTGTAGAAACAGACGCATCCCTTAATGACAAAGTTCTTGAGATTATGGAGAATAAAGAAAGAAAACAATTCACTTGGCAAGAAGAAGCAAAAGCTTTAGATGACTTACATAAAATTCTTTCTGCAAAAGAGCAAAAAGGTTGGGGATATAGAGATACAGCAGAGTTTGCAAAAATAAACATCAGAGGTTTATCTACCTCTATTTCTCTTTCTAAAGCTCTTGAAACAACACCCGAAATTTTTGAAGGGTGTAAAAATACAGAGCAAGCGATTAAGGCTTTTAAAAAGCATAAAATTGATGAAGCAAAAGCTGAACTTGCTTTAAGAAAGAGCAAAACAGATTATGGGAAGAAAGCTCAAAGCATAGTCTTCTTTGGTAATTGTAATAACCTTATAGAGGCTCTTCCAGTAAACTCTATAAACGCCCTTATCTCAGACCCGATTTATGGAATTGATGTGTTTAACACGAGATTTGAAAATAGAGACCTTCCTGATTTGTCTTATCAAGACAAGTATGATGACACAAAAGAAAATTTTGTTGAAACACTTACAACTCTTATTCAAAAAGCTTCTAAAGTTCTTAAACATAATTCGGCTGTCCTTATGTTTTGTGGATTTCAAAATGCCCAATTTCTTATAGACCTTTGGAGTAAAGAGGGCTTTTCAATGGATGTTATTCCAGGGGTATGGGTTAGGGGTGCAAATACAGGAAGAACAAATAGACCTGAGAAATATTTTAATCGCTGCTATGACCTTTTTGTTTATGGACTTAGAGGTGATGCTGTTCTTACAAAGCAAGGAACTACCAATGTTTTAAACTATGCAGGAGTTCCTACTGTTAACAGAGAGCATCCCTCACAAAAACCTTCTGACCTTCTTGAAGATTTAATCTCAAGGCTATGCTTGCCTGGTCATATCATCCTTGACCCAATGTGTGGATGTGGCTCAACTTTAATTGCAGCATTAAAAAGGGGGTGTAAGCCTATAGGCTTTGAGCTTGATATGAAATACCATAGTATAGCTCTTTCTAATGTAGCAAAAGCCTTAAAAATGAAAGATGCAGGAATGGCAGACCTTATAGGAGGAAATTAAAATGTTAAATAAAAAAGAAGCTTTAAAAACTATTCTTTCAGAACCAATTAGCTTTTGCCCTACGATTAAATCAAACTGTAAGTTTTATTCACCTAAATATCTATTTTGGGATGGATGTCTTATAAGACAGCATTCAGTTTGTGATATAACTACTGGAAAACCCTATAAAGATTTTTCTTATGGAGGACAATGTAAATGCAATGTGTAATGACAGGAAAAGAATGTAAAAAGAAGAATTGTGAAAAATATGGATGCCAAAAAGAGAACTTTTGGGAAGAAGATGGCAGACCACGAATGTTTTATTCTGGTGGAACATTTAATATAGGGAAAGCACAAAACAAGCTTTCCAAAGCAGAAAAGAAACTCTCTAAAAGGAGAAAATTTAAATGAAAAGAAAAAGGACTAAGCTTTCAAGAAATAAATGGCAAAACATAAACCAGCTTTGCTTTAGCGTTGCAGGAATATCTGAGCTTTTACGTCAAATGTCTATGTCTCAGATTTTTAAAGATGCGGGTTCTGTTAATCCATACATAATTGGGTTTATGAGAGAAGCGTCATATAATGTTCTACACTTGTATAGTTATCTAAGAGAACTCCAAAATAAAATACCCAAAGGAGATACAAAATGATAATAGTTCCTCCAGAAGGTTCTCTTTCAAGCAATATTGCTATAATTGGGGAAGCACCTGGCATGACAGAAGAGCTTGAAGGAAGACCTTTCTGTGGTCAATCAGGAAATATTCTTAATATGAAACTTCATACAATAGGGGTAGCTCGTCAAGAGTGTTACATAACTAATGTTGTAAAGACAAGACCTCCTGGAAACGACTTTTCAATCTATTGGAAAAAGCATATTCCAAAACCAGAATTACTTCAAGCAAGAGACGAATTGCTGAATGAGCTTGAAGCTTCTAAAGCAAACATTTTCATTGCTCTTGGCTCAAATGCTCTTTGGGCTTTAACAGGTCAGTCAAGTATTGGAAAATGGCGTGGAAGTATTATGGAATGTAAGTTGCCTTCTGGAAGAGTTGTTAAAACCATTGGAACATACCACCCTGCAGCGGTATTACGTCAATGGAGTTTTGGAGCTATTGTTTCACGTGACTTTAAGAAAGCTTTGGAGCAATCAGCATTTCCAGAAGTCCTTCTTCCCCAAAGAAACTTAATTATTGAACCCACTTATGGAGATATTGAATCATTTGTTTCAAAGGGTTACAATGCATGTTTCAACTTGAAACAACCATTTTTAACCTACGATATAGAAACATCCCACAATCTTATTACCTGTTGCAGTATTGCTTTTTCTAAGAATGAAGCTATAAGTATTCCCACAACCAAAGCTTATTGGGGTGAAATGTCTTCATTGAAAAAGGTTCTTGATACTCTTGAATGGCTTTTAACAAGACCTGAACTTACAAAAGTCGGTCAAAATATTTCATTTGACATTCAATACTTATTTAGAGCCTTTAAAATTCTTCCATCTAAACCCTGGTATGATACTATGATTGCACAACACAGCTGTTATTCTGAGATGCCTAAAGGACTTGGCTTTCTTGCTTCTCTTTATACAAATGAACCTTATTATAAAGATGACCTTCATATATGGCAAGCTGAAGTCTCTAATCTTCAAATGCTTTGGAGATATAATGCTCGTGATGCAGCAGTTACTTATGAAGTTAAAGAAGCTCTTGAAAAAGAAATAGACGACTTAGGTGTCCGCCATACCTTTAACTTTATGATGGAACTTGTAGAACCTTTGCTTTACATGATGCTTAGAGGGCTTCGCTTTGACGAAGCAAAAAGGGAAGAGTATCGCAAAGTTCTTATTCCTCAAATGAAACAAAAAATTGAAGGATTGAAAGAAGTTTATGGAGATGTTAATCCATCTTCTCCAAAACAAGTTTCTGCGTTAATCACAAAGCTTGGCTTAGATGTTCCTATAAACAAAAAGACAGGAAAGCCTACCACAAACAAGAAGGCTCTTGAAAGGTTAAGCAAAAAAAGTCCTGAATTAAATAACATTATTTCAATAAGGAATGAAAGAACAATCATTTCAAACTATATTGAAATGGATGTTGACAGTGTTGATAATAGAATACGCTGCTCATTCAATTCCACAGGAACAGAAACAGGTAGGCTTTCTTCCTCTGAAAGTGTTTTTGGAAGTGGAAGAAATCTTCAAAACTTTCCTCAGAAAATTCGAGATATGATTATTCCAGATGAAGGAATGATGTTTACAGAGTGTGACCTTGATGGAGCTGAAGCAAGGGTTGTTGCTTATTTTTGCCAAGATGACCAGCTTATTAATATTATGAATAGCGGAAAAAGTGTTCATACTTATACTGCAAATCTTATATGGGGGGTAAGTGATGAAGAAGTCAATAAAGACAAAAATGAAAAAGAAAATGAGGGCAGAGGAACTGAAAGCCTTTACTATCGAGCAAAAAGGATTCGCCATTCATGTAATTATAAAGGCACATGGGTTACTGTTTCCGAACAACTTGGAATCACAGCTGCAGAAGCTAAAAAACTTATTCAAAAATACTACAACGCTTCACCTAATCTTGTTAAATGGCACAAAAGAGTGGAAGACGAAATTAAACGTAGTAGGACAATCATCACTCCTCTTAGCAGGAAAAGAATCTTTTTTGATAGAATTGGAGAAAAGCTTTTCAAAGAAGCCATTGCATACGCTCCGCAAGAAACAGTAGCAAGTGTTTTAAATCTTGGTTTAATTAGGTTTTATAATGAAGTTTGTAGTAAACACAAAGACATAGAAATTCTTTTACAGGTTCATGACTCTCTTCTTGTTCAACATCCACCAGAAAAGAAAGAGCTTGTTTACAAAGAGTTATATCGTTGTATGAGAGTAGATTTAAATGTAAGAGGAAGGGAATTTTTCATCCCCATTAAAATTAAATCAGGAATGAATTGGAGGGATATGAAATGATAATTTGTCCAGTATGTGGAGGTAAAGAATGGTCAATAGAATCACGAAAAAATAATGTTGTTTTTACAGAAGATGATTTTGAAAGATTTCAAATGGGAACGCTAAATGTAGACCATATTATTCCTGCAACCATTCAACTTCGTTATGTAGATTGTATGGAATGTGGTTATTCTATTTACAATTTGCTTCGCTCTGGATGGTTTCAAGATAGCATTGAAACAGGAAAAAAAAGGTATGCTATTGAAAAACAATGCACTGAAAGTATGAATAAAATGGCAGGAAATCCAATAAAAGAAAAGGTTGGAGAACCTGAAGAGCTTATTATTGATGATATTGTAGAAAAGGCACTTGAAAATACAAGTTATAGTAACTTATTAAACTTACTTAATAAAGCTTCAGAAGAGAATAAAAATATCTAAATACTACTAATATTGAGGTGAACTTAGAGGATGGATAGAAAATGCAAAAACTGGCTTGACACTTATATGGAATATACAAAGAAAGCAGAATCTCCTGACACATACCATCAATGGTGTGGGATAAGCATTATTGCAGCATGTTTACGAAGGCAGGTATGGCTTAACATGGGACACTTTGAGGTTTACCCGAACATGTATATTGTGCTTGTTGGGCCACCTGGTTGCAGAAAAAATTCAGCTATAAATATAGCAACAAAACTTGCGTTTAAACTTGATGATGTAAAGTTTAGTGCAGACGCAACAACAAGAGAAGCTTTAATTCGTGCTATCGCAGGAAGTGAAGCTAAGATAGAGTTGACTGAAAAGAAAGAACCTTATGTGCACTCATCACTCACTATTATAAGTAAAGAGCTAAGTGTTTTTCTTGGAACTAATAACTATGACTTACTTAGTTTACTTACAGACCTTTATGATTGTCACGATAAATGGGAGTATCGAACTAAAAATATGGGGATAGACACTATCAGAGGAGTATGGTTAAACATGCTTGCAGGAACTACACCAACATGGCTTGTTGGAAGTGTTCCTATGAATGCCATAGGTGGAGGTTTTACGTCAAGGGTAATATTTGTTGTTGAAGACAGACCGAGACATAGAAATGCAAGACCTTTACTTAGTGAGCACGAAAAGAAACTTCAAGCAGATTTATGGTATGACCTTGAGAAAATATCTATGATGAAAGGAGAGATGAATCTTGATGATAGTGGCGAGAAGTGGTTTATAGATTGGTATGAGGGAAATCCTTTGAAGTCAAGCAATGACATAAGATTTGAAGGCTATTACGAAAGAAAACATATTCATCTTTTAAAGACAGCAATGATTATCTCTGCTTCGTTTTCAGAAAACCGAATAATCACAAAAGAGCATCTTAAAAGTGCTTTATATATCATAGAACAACTTGAAGAGAAAATGGTTAATGCTTTTGGAAGTGCAGGAAGAAGTATTCATGCACCAGACATTGATGCTGTTTTAAAATATGTTCAAGACTTTAAGATTCTTTCCCGTGAACAATTATTAAAGAGTGTATGGAGAGATATTAGTCCAAAGGATATTGATATTGTTATTGCTACACTTATTGATATGAAGCTGATTAAGAAGACATTTAATAATGGAATAATTTATTATGAACTTTTGTCACCAGATAATCAAAAAGGAGATTGAATGCTTAAAAAAAGAAAGTCTGATAAAGCATGGTGGGTTGGAGAAAAGCTTCCTAAAATTCTTCAAAAAGAGCTTGTTTATGTTTCTTACAACACAAAAGACAAAGCACTTGTTGAAAAAGCATTAAAGATAATGGAAGAAGAAATGAAAGTTTTAGATATTCCACTTAACATATTCAAGGAGGTGTAATGAAAAGCAATAGTGGAGGTCACCGAGCGGTTCGCATTCTTCTTAAAAACCTTCGAATTGAAACTCGTGAAAGAGCATATCCTTTCTCTCTGGCTTCTCTTCTCAGCTTAGATGCTCTTTCATAGTCTTTCTCAAACAAAGCTTTAGCAATTTTTCTTGCATACTCAGTCTTTCTTTTCTGGAAAACATTTGCAGTCCCTTTAATTGCATTTATTGTCTCATAAAATTGGGCAGGGGTTTCTGTAGCAAACCCTACAATATCAAGAAAAGATTCCCATGTCTGTTGCTCTTTGGGCGTGTCTTTCCACAAAAACATGACCCTCTTACGAATCTCTTTTGGAAGATGTTTTATATCCTCATCCTGAAATCTCTCTTTAAGATTAAGTCTCCATATATGTTTAGCTTGTGAAGGAAGTATCTTTCTCCATGTTTCAGGTCTAACTTCTCCAAGTGTTTTATACTCAGCTCCTACCGTATAAAGAGCTTTTGCATAAGGACTTAAAGCTGTGCCAAAAAGTTCTGAAGAACCAAACATAGAACTACCTGAAACTCCCATCAGTGAAGGAAGTCCTTCTGTAAACCATCTTGGAAATTTATCTTTAAACTCTTTCTTGTCAAGCTCCCATTCATCATTTCCAAGAATAGAACTCATGACCAACGCAAAAACAGACATTAAAGCTTGTGCACCGTAAATCCCTCCAACACCACCAAGAGAAAGCCTTGCTGCTACTGCAACTCCAAATGCTTTTTTATTTGGATACAACTGCTTCATGAAGTTTAAATCATTTAAAACAAAACTTTTAAACATCATAACTGGAGCAAGTATCCCCCTTGCAAGTTCAGCCCTATTTGCTTTATTATAAAGCCACTGAGTTCTGTTAACAAAATTCATTGTATAATCTTGAAGCTCCTGACCTTTTAATCCTTTTAAGCGTCCTATTTTCAAAGCTGCAAAAGCTGACATAAGCCTGTTAGACTTTTCTGAAAGACTGGCAAAAAATGAAAAAGCTCTACCAATTTTTGAACTTTCTACAATTTCGTGTGTTCTTAAAGGTGCAATAACACCTTCTGCGACAAGCTTTTTGATAATCATTTTCTCTTCATAAGTTAGCTTTTCATAAGTATCAATAGCATCATAAAGTCCTTTAAACTCTTTTGTTTGTAACATAGTTTGAAATTGATGTTTATAATAATCAAGTTCTTGTATTTGCGCTTCTCGAGCAATTTTAAGTCCATCACCAAGAGAACCTGTTTGCTCTATAGCTTTAGGAATTGTTGTAATAAGCCTTTGTGTCAAATTTACTACCGCAAAAGCAGGCTTAAGCATAAAGTATGCATTAAAAATAACTGTTCTTATAGCTTGATTAACCTTTCCCTCTTTTAATATTTTTCCTGTAAAGTAATCAACAAGATTTTTCCCATACTTCTTTTCGGTTTCAGGAAGCCTTGCAACAGCATCTTCAATCTCAGCAGCCATGAATTTTCTAACCATTGCTTTTGGAAAAGTTTCAATATATTTGTGCAAAGCATTTACAATATTTATGCTATAGCCTGCAATAGTGGATTGATTTCTATGAGCAAATCTTCCTCCTGCCCATTTCTTTAAAAACTCGTGACCTACAATATTTGCAAGGCGTTTAATATCTTGCGATTCTTCTCCCATCCCTTTAAGCATATTTTCAAGTATTCTTGCATTTTGAATAGCAAAAATTACACCAGAAGAATCAACAAATCTTTCACGCATATCAAATGACTCATATTGAACATCGCCCATGTCTTCAAAGAATTGATTTAAGGTTTTGTTCATTTCACGAACACTATCAAATGTTCCGAAGAATAAAGTCTTTCCTGC